GTTTGAAGCATGGAACAGTCGATTCCCTAAGAATCGGCAACATGCCCAACAACGTGCTTTGGACATGTTTTCTGCCTGCCCAGATGTTGGGGAGGTTAAGAAAGCGTGTGTGCGCAAGACGTTCATCAAACGCGAGAAACTTTTGAAATCAAACGTTCTTGGGGTCGACGATTTTGACCCCAGGGTGATTCAAGGGGTTGGCGATTTAGCTAACTCGTTGCTTGGCCCTTGGATGTTTGCGTTCGGTAAGTGGCTCGCATCTGTGTGGAATGTGGAGAATGACATCACCTATGCCTCTGGTTTAAACTCGGAGGAAATAGGCCGGTGGATGGACATTACCGTAGGCATGGGTTATAAATACTATGTCGAGGTCGATTTTTCGCGTTACGATGCAAGTCTTTGCAAACGTGCGTTAGAAGTCGAACAAATGGTGTATGGCTGTCGCGGCGCTGGTAGGTGGGTCAAACTCGTATTGGAGGAGCAGTTAGTGGTCCGCGGGGTGTCATCCCATGGACATAGGTACCGTGTGGAAGGTACACGCTGTTCCGGTGACCCGAACACATCGTGCGGAAATTCAATGTTGACAGCTGGCTCTCTACACACAGTATTGAGCTGGTTGGGCATTGACAATTACCGCATGATCGTTTTGGGTGACGACCAAGCGGCAGCGGTCCCTTGCAAGATCGATGCCGTGCGAGTTGCCGAGTGCTTTAGTCTCTTGGGGCTAGACGCTAAGGTCAAGGTTCATGATGATCCAGACCTGGTTGAATTCTGTTCAGGCTATTTTTGGAATACCGAAGATGGCAGGGTTTACGGACCGAAACCAGGACGTTTCATGGCCAAGATCGGATACTCCACAAACGTGCAGAATGACCCTATGAAGTGGCTAAAAGGTGTCCTTGTTGGTGCAAAACAAGATGTCGCACATGTACCTATAGCCAATCATTATGTTAACCACTGCCTCGCGAAGTTGAGAGGCGTGTCGGCCAAGTGTCGCTCAGATGAACATAAGTTTCATGTGAGTAAGGAACACAAACCCAACAAAGACACGTATGCTCAACTTCGTAAACTGTACGGTATCAGTGATTCGGATATCGACAGTGTAAAGAGTTACATGTCCAACATTGACTCAATCACAGGTCTCATGTCACACCCAGTATTGGACGTACTGGTTGAGCATGACACCTAATCCATTGTTGGCGCGCGAGCAAAATAGCGTTTGGACACGCCGCGCGTTAAACCCCCCTTGCCAGTTAGGGTCACCTAAGCTACGGGCCTTAAGGTTGTTGAAAAACAACCAGTAGCTAATTGGCAAAACTCACTCGTG